TTCAGATGTATCAAACGCAGCGTTAGTTAAGAGTCTACTATTTCTGTTTTGTTGTTGAGAAAGAAGTCGTGTAGAAGTTTCAGTTAATATTCTTACTTGTTGAATTGAAGATGCACCAATAGATTCAGCAGTTTCAGCAACAATAATATCTTCGTCATTTTCATTTAAAATTCTGTCACCAATATTAGTACCATCTCTTGCACCAGATTCAAGTTGTATAGGAAAGTTAATTAAATCATCTGGTGATTCCAAAACAATTGCACCATTGGTAAACGGAAATGTGCCATCTTCAAGAACAAGATATTCATCATCAGTAGCAGTTGCGTTGATTACAAAAAGATCAACATCATTTTCTGATAAAATAAATTCTTCTTCGTCAAGAGTATCATCAAAAATCATTCTGGTATCTGTACTGTCGCCACCAACCCTTAAAGAATCTTCAAGTGTAATACCTTCTTCATCTGCAACTTCTAACTCTGTTCTTACAACATTATCAAATGTTGTTTTTAATAAATTTGTAGAAGAATCAAATGATACAATTGTTCCAGTGTGTCCTGATGAAGCAAGAGTGTTTTGAGATGCAAAAGTACCAGTTACATCTTTAAGAATAAAATTTGCATTAAATTTTATTTCTGGTTCAGAAGTATACGCAAAGCCAGGATTGGTAAGTTCTATCTCACCTACAGATCCAATGCTATCAGTTGTCGCAAGTAAACTTGTGCCTGTGCCAGAAGTAGATGTAACTGTAACTATTGGGAGTGTGTTATATCCAGAACCACCATTCGTAAAAAATATTTTTGATATTCCACCAGTAGAATCTGTTCCTTCTTCAATTGCAAACTGATCTCCACCAACTGTTCCGTAAGATTCTAATCCTTTTTGCGTTATGGAGTTTTCAAATTTAAGGTTGTGTCCAGCATCAAGAGAATTAGTATCAGTTCCGTTAAGTAATAGTTTTTGACCATTTGCTTCTGTTGTTAATGTTTCTAATTCTATATCAACTAAAAATTCTTGTTCCGTTGTTGCATCTTCAAAAACTAAAAAGTCTCCACCGTCTGATGAATATTTGTCTGTTCCATTAAGAGCAAGTGAACCATCAATTATAGAAACAAATCCAGCTGCGGTTGAGGTATTAGAATCTGTGGTAGTAAAAGTTAGAACATCTCCAACTTCATATTTTGTTCCAGCATCATCAATAACAACACCACTAACTTCACCAGAATTAATGTTATTAACTCTACCTGATGCTCGACCATTACCAATATTAGAATTAGTATCAAAAGCAAAAGACTCTGATGCAGTATAAAGAGCTCCAGAATCAGTAACCGTTCCCTGTGATACTATTGAATTTACTGTGAAAGTCATTAAAGAATCAGTAAGATTAGATGTTACTTGTACTAATTCTCCTGTTACAAATGAAGCGTTTGGAGATAATGAATCGGGGTTAAGTTCAAACTCTATTATCGATACTGCAATTTCAGATGTAGACAAAGATGTAGCAACAACAGCTGTTGCACCAGAGGTTTGTCCTGTTAATAATTGTCCAATTGCTTCATCACCAATAGATCCAGCAGTTGGTGCAGTTCGCATAATTAATCTGCTTGTCCAATTACCACCAGATGCTCGTAACATATATTGATTTGGATATGTTATTACTGGTGTTTCACCAAGTATCATATTGAAGAATATTTTATGTCCTTCTGATGTACCCTTTGCTCTATAGAGTTCACGAATATTTTTAACAAGATTTCTTTTCGAAACACCATCTGCAAGAGTAGAAGGAATTGCGTTCATAAACTCATCACGAAATTGATCTAAGAAATCATAGATAGTATTATCGATATCTGCGTAAGCTAACAGTTGTTGTATAGTCTGTACAGGGTTTGCACGATACCTTGAAACTACTGCACTTGAAGAAGAAGTTCCACCAGTGATGGTTTCTCCTGTTATAAATTTTTGTTGTGAAGTAATGAAAATTCTTGGTGTAGTAGTATTACCCAAATCATCTACCAGAATTTTTGCAGTTGCTTTTGAAGTTCCACCAGTTATAGTTTCACCTACAATAAATTTTCCATCTGTCCCTGCGCCTGATTCCAAAACAATGTTATTACCATCAACATCTAAAACTTTAGAGTTAGTTACTGTTTCTAAAATAAGATTATCAATATTTACTGTGACTCTAAGTTCAGCAGCTTCTAAATATTCATAATAGTGTTTCAGAAATACAGAAAATAATGGGTGGTCTGATTGAATAAACTCGGGCAGTTGACCATCAATTAACGTACTTATTTTTGTCGTTAAATTTCCAGTAGGGTCTATGTCGCCATCAAAAGGAACCATCTTTAATATCCCGATGGAGTGCTATAAGAAGTGGTTGATGCATAAGTTGTTGCTGCAGCTGCGTCACCTACTGCAATGGTATCAACCTGTCCTGTTATTGTACTGTTTGTAAAATCTATTTTTAATACCTGATTACGAATTGGAACAATATCTTTTGAGTTTGGAATTACAGTAATACGAATTTGTGTTGAAGTTCCGCCATCAACATCTGAAACTGTAGTTATAAAAATTGAATCTATAGCAATCGCACCTGTTACATAATTTATCGTTCCAGCGGTCGAATCTACATACACATTTATACCACTTTGAATATAATAAAGTCTTACGATTCCAGCACCATTGTCATCTAAAAAATGTTCATTTGTTGTATCGCCACTAATAAAAAATCCTGTTGATGAAAGTATTCCCCCACCTGACGCATTGTGTCCAGAGTGAGGATTGTAAAGTGCATTGTTAAAGTAAAGATTGTAAGATGCAGCTGCTGTAGTTGTTGGCGTAAAAAATTTACCCAAAGTTACATTAGTTGTATTATTTAATATTGAAGAATTTGCATCATCAACAATTCTAGTAATTTTTGAATGTCTAAACAAACCTTCAAATTGTTCAAGGGTGTTTGTGTTGTATGATGTTAAATCATTAGTTATTTCAGATTCTATTTGACTTGCAGATGATGTTGTTTTGCTAGAATCGTATTTAAATGTAACATTTAAAATTATAAAAATTGTTTCTGGGTCTACGATTACTGGAGTAATAGATGCAACAGTAAATTTTCCAAGGTCAGTTACTAATTGTTTTTTTTCTGATGTGGTTAAATTTAATCCTGTTGTTGCGACAATCGAAATAAATACTTTACCATATTCAGCTGTTGAAACAACACCTAAACTTGTATCAAATGAACCACTCTCTCCACCAAACACCTGTACTGATTTAGCATTTGCATAAAGTTTTTTAGCGTACACTTTATAATCTTCTGTGGTCACACATCTTCCTTGAGATGCATAGTCTAGTGGTGCATTATATTTTATAGAAGTAATAGTTTCTGGTTCTGAACCGCCGTTTGCAACATCTACAACTTCAACTGATACATCAGTAACATTTCCGATTGATGCTGAATTTTTAAAGATAGATGCACTATTGGCTGCTGTAGTATTACTAACAACATAAGTAAGGATTACAATATTTCCGTCTGCCAATGCAGTACCAATAACCCCATCACCAAAATACACTTCAAACTTTCCGTTCTCTACTTCCTGTAAAAAATAAGCATTGCTTGAAGCAGTAACTTGTGTTATGTCTGTTGCTTGTGTAAAAGTGGTGGTTGTGTTATCGGAACTTGAATTCTGCACTACAACTTTTAATGTGGAAGTATCTGCTCGTCTATTAGGAACAAGAAATCTTTGATCTGCATCTGTTGAATCTACAGTGTATCTAGTTGTTACAAAAGTTCCTTCATATATTTTAACCAAAAGAAAAGGAATTGAAGAACCAACGGTTGATGCTGTTATTGAATCTGATGTAACAAACTGATAGTCTGTTCCATCAACAGTAGATTTAAATACTGTACCAGCTGCCATAGTTGCACTAGTTAGAGAAGATGTATTTAATACAACATTAACTGTTGCGACCGCAGCTCTAGCAGAGTTGGGAATATATCCTAAAGTTTTTGCATGTGAAACTACACTTGACCTGAGAGATGCACTGTCTAGAAACATTTCGTTTGCTAACATGTTTGCATTGAAACCTAGATAGTGGGTATTGTATGCAAGAACATCTAACATTGCGTTCATTCCAGAACCTTCGAAATCATAGTCTGTAAATTCTGTTTGTCCAGATAAAAAAACTTTAAGGTTATCTTTAACCTCATCAAAGTCAAACTCTGTTACACTTAATCTTTTTGTGTTTACTGCCATTATCGCAATCTCTCTAATAATACGGTTAGGTCTACTAACTCAGTTGGAGCATTTAAAACATAAAATTCTATAGTCAATTCATACGCATTGCGATCTAAATCTGGTGTTGCTTTAACACCAACCAATTGTGCTCTTGGTTCATATTCGGTTATAACATCTTCTACTTTTCTAGTTAAAAGATGTGCAGTTATAGGAGTCATCAATTCAAACAATAATTCTCTTACACCACAACCAATTTCTGGGTGAAAGGGTTTTTCATAATGATTAGTTAATACTAGATTACGGATAGAACGCTTTACAGCTGTAATGTCTGTTACTTTATTAATATCTGACTTTGCACCACTTACTGTTACATCACCATCACTGTTTTTTGCTGACAGTTTCTTTTTTGTAAAGAATAAATCTAAGTCTTTATATTGACGAACATTACGTTCAATATCGTTAAGACCTTGAGCATCTTTAAATGCTGTTGGTGTAGGCATATTGTACTCCTCTATCTATTTATAACAATACTTCACCGATTGTTTATCTAATTATTCTGTAAGTTTATCAAAGTCTGGCTGATCTTGAGCAT